CCAGGAATAACTTTTGCTAATTCTTTAGCATTAATTTCTCCATCAACAAACGCCTTTCCAAGTTTAGAAAGGGTTGACTCAGCACTTATTGCACCAGCAGAAGATGCTTCAAGATTTTTAGCAAGTTTTACTAACTCAGCAGATGCATCTCTTGCTTCTTTAGGTAATTTAACACCAAGTCCTGTTGCAAGTTTAATAATGTCATCATTATCAATTGCTAATTCTTTACCAAATGCTTCAGCATCTTTTGTAATTTCTTGAAGGGCTTTTGATCCCTTTCCAAATGCTGATGTTGCAGCAAGCATTGCTTTTCTTGCATCTTGTGCTTCTTCAATACCATCTTTAAGGAAAGATATGCCTTCTTTTAATACAAAGGCTGAGGCAAGACCAGCCGCAGCAGCACCAGCAGTCTTAAGACTTTTGCTCATGCCACCTAACTGGTCATTGGCCTCATTAATCCCAGCAGTAAGTTTTTTGGTCTCCGCAACAATATCAATCGTTATCTGTTGTGCCATTTTACTTCCTCCTGTTTAAAACTTCAACCATTGCTACATATTCTCCATATGTCAGTTCATAGAACTGTGCTGGCGTATATCCTGTTGCGATACAGAATTGCGCCATCGCCTTTAGGCTGAAGTTTCCTCTTTTGGGACTGTTATATCCATTCCAGAGAGTTCTGACAACTGTGTAATTGTCATTGCTTCTGCTTCCTCTATTGTAAGGGATGAGTTATTTCTCTTTGCCATCATATATTGCATAGCAAATGCTAGTTTTGCCTTAGATGGTGATTGGTCCCATTCATCCATAGGTAAATCAAGATATGTTTCAATCTCTGCTAGTTCTTTCCACTTCATGGTGGACATTAAATCGTTTTGCTCCATGTATTGCCTCCGTTAGTCTAAGTTATATCTTTTGATATTCTCTTTTATACTGTCTTCGTATTTAGCAATAATATAGTTCATATTATCGTTTACTGCTGGTCTTAAATATGGTTTTGCCTGAATATTTTTATTAGGCCATCCATATTCAATAACTCCTGCATATGGTACTGCTTCACTTCCTGCTAATATTTGAGCCTTCTCTTCAGAAGGATTTCCTACTACAGATGATGCAAGAGCACCAGTTAGACGAGGGGCCATGGCAGAAGCCTTTTGAGCAAGAGTCTGACTTAATTCTTTATTAAGAGTTATGTTTTTCTCTAATTCAACCGCTAGTTTGTCAATTGCTGCTTGCGCTTCTTTGACACCTATTAGGTTTATCTCTATTGCTTCCGCCATAGCGTCCTCTATTTAATTATGCTGTTACTCGTACTGGCTTACCAGTAAGAATAAAGTTGATATCGTAGACGAAGTATTCGCCTGCTGCTCCACCTAGATCAGGTACAGTTTCAGCATAGCCAGTCGCTGTGAAGTGTGGCTGTGTTGAAGTTGCTGTTGCATTTCCGTGTGGTGCGTATGTGATATCTACTGTTGCGCCTGGGTTGTCAAACAACTCAGACCATAGTGATGCTGCTTGTACATCCTGGAAACCAGTGACTGCACATGTGAAATCTAAACTATCTACGTAATCTCCAAAACCAAGAGTACCAACTGCAGAAGAGAAAGTAACATTACTTACTGTTCCTGCGTACTCTGTTCCGTCAACTTCAAAGATGATTGATTTGCCTTTAATTCTTGCCATATCAATTTCCTCCTTCAATGTCAATTGAAATATTTATATTTGTTGCTAAGTATCTTGCACCATTTACTTCTTGAATAAATGGCTTGTCTACTGTTAACTTTGTTGCTGTGGTGTATTCCCATATAGCAGGAATAAGAGTGTCAAGAGTGTCATCAAGATTTTCTGTTTCTGTTTCATTAGTTGCGTATGGAACAAGGATTAATACCTTCCAATTTGATGCATAATCAGCATCGTATTGATTCTCATACACAGTAATGAATTCAGTATCAGGTTCCATTATCGCACAAAGCGGTACTGGCTTCTCTGGTACAAACTTGTAAACTTTTGAGATACCACCAAGAATGATGGCACTTGAAAGTTCATCTCTTATTGCTGTAAGATTCATGCAAATCTCACCATATAACGATTAAGAAGTGGATATACACCAACGAGAGGGTCTCTTGCAGTATTTAACGGTGCTCCGTCATATGTTGCATATTGAGCCACTCCCATTGGTGCATTCCTACGATGAAAAAGTTCTGAACCAACCTCAAGGTATGAACGCTTAAGAATTCCAGCAGGAATCTTTGCTGACTGCACATAAGATGCAATCAAATCCTTTGCTGTGTTCCAGCATTCTTCAACATAAGCATCATCATTAGTTGATGAGCCTACATATGCTTTGAGGTCAGTCCAGTCCATTTTTTATCTCCTAATTAGTCAAGTGGATTAGCAACCTTAACCATTGCCTTTGGATCAAGTGAAGCAATTGCTCCGTATCCATAAACAGACATTGTGTTGGTTAGGTTAGTAATATCAGAATCTGTCAAGCGAAGTGGTGCACCTGCTGATTCAAATGTTGTTACTGCAGTACGGTTACCTACGAATAGAGAACCATTAGCAAGTGATGGGTCCAATACCAATGGAAGACCAAGGATGTTTCCTGAAAGTCCTACTGGATTGATTGAACCGAATGTGTTTACAGTTGCGCCTGCGTTTGAAAGCAATGGACGGTCTGAAGCATCAGTTGTCTTAGCGATTGCCTTGAAAACATCTGCTGAACAAAGGATGAACTCAAGAGCCTTACCTGTGTCTCCGTTAACCTTAACTGCTGAATCTGCAAGCATCTCAAGGATTGCGTCTGCATCCCATGCTGATACTGTTGATGTGTTGAAGCCTGTTGCTGTGCCAAGGTGTGTACGAGCAGCAGCGTTTGTAACTGCAGCGTACTTTGCAACCATTGCACGGAATGCTGCATCAACATAGTTTACTGATGAACGCTCAACGAGTTGGCGTGACATGTTTGTGTATCCACCGTATGTCTTGATTGGTGAAGTTGCTGAAGTGATTTCAATTGCACCGTATGCAAGTGCATCGCCTTCTGCAGCCTGTACATCAACATCTGCGTCGTTTGTTACACGAACTGGGTATTCAACATTGTTTCCATCTGCTGGAAGTGCTGCTGAAGAAAGTGCTGACCATGTTGGACGGCCTGCGTTAAGAACCTGAATTACATCTGTAACCCATGCGTTCTTCATAATTGTATCTGCTGTTGTTGGGCCTGTGTATTCACGATGTGCTTCTACATCGCCTGATGCTACAGCCTTAACATATTCTCCGAATGAACGGAACTTTGGTGCTGAATTTGAAACTGTCTTTTCTGTTGCGATAACATCTAGACGGCGTTCCAATTCTTCTGCGTGATTACGAACTTCTTCAATTGCTGAAGTGTAATCAGGTGTTGTGTTTTCCATGGATATTTCCTCCTGATTGGTTTCTTCTCTGACTGAAAGTACTTCAGCCTTGTCGTATGCGGGAAATGCTACTAAGGATACTTCCTTGAGATTTACCTTCTTACGAATTATTGTCTTGCCTTTTGTTTCATCCGTTACTGGAATAAAACCTACTGAGAATGAACGGATAGCCCCATCTTTTACGAGGTTAAGTGTTTCATTTCCCAAAACTGTTTCTGAAATCTTTGCTCTAATAATTAGGCCTTCATCAGATTCTTCCATTTGCGTAACTACACCAATAATATCTGAGTGGTCACGGAATAGTTTTACATCAGCGTTTAGATCAATTGAGCCTTTTTCAAAACGCTCTGACCATCCTCCGCCAATGTCAATAGTGTCGTTGTATGGAACAGCAATACCAGAAACTTCACGCTTCTCAGTATCTGTTGCTCTAATTTCAAACGAACGGGTAATCATATTTTCCATAGTCATTACTCCATTTTAAGCCACAGGTTGATTGTCTTCAGGCACATCTGGTGTGTCCTCAACATCAACTGTCTGGGCTATGTCTTGTTGTGCATCAGGCTGTTCTTCCATCATATCTGGAAGTCCTTCAAATTCTCTAACTTCAGGAATTGTAAGGAACTTATTGGTCAAACCAATAGCATAAGACTGATAGCGTGATAACTGATTTGGACGAAGGAACTCAGTTAGATTAAACTTTGCAACTTGTCCTCTAGGTAGAAGGTCAGAGATAGCCTGTTGGATACGAACAATATATTGCTGTAGTCCATCTTCGTATAACTTAGTTCTATCTTCGTTACCGTTTACATATGTCATACCCTGGCCCTCAATACCCATTCCCATGTAAAGGGTTGGAACACCAAACATTGTTGCTATCTGGCGTGTAAGATATTTTTGGTTCTCAAGGAACTGTGCTTCTTCAGGGTTAAGAGACACTGAGTCATACTTAAGTCCTGATGAAAGAACAGCGATACTTCTTTCTTGCTGAGATGCAATGAATGCTTCTTTATTTTGCTTTGCAGTATCTTCAGAAAGAAATTCTGTTGTTGTGAGTGTTCCTGTTGGAACTGCAGCCTGGCGGAACCAGTTGTCTGCGTAGTTGTGTAGATCCAATGCTCCACGAAGAACTTGTCTGTGGCGTTGGATTGGTCCCTCACCAAGAAGTTGTCCAGATGCTGGTCTAGACCAGAGTTTGATGTGGATGATATCTCTGCTTGTGTAATTTGCTCCATTGATGGAATAAATTATTGTTCCATTTGTATCTTCCATAATGCTAATATCATTTGGATGAATGTTCTTAATGTTTACAATGCCACGAGCACTCTTTGTTACCTTCCAAAATGCGTTACCAAATGTAGCCATGTGTACAAGAGTTGTACCAAGCCATTCAGCCTGAGAAACACTGTTCTCAATATCTGGATACTCTAGCCATGATGGTGTTGCAATGTGTTCATTTCCTCTATGTACCTGAACTGGAATCTGCATGATTGCAGTTTCAAGCACTGCGATTGCTCTGCTTACAGGAACAAGAGTAAGTGCAGAAGATTCTGAAACTACAACTGCTTCTCTTGTTGGTGCACTCATTGCACGATTCTGAGTCTCAGGAACAAATGGTTCTGTTGGATTAAGTTCATAACCTAATCTATTAACTAATCTATCTTTAAATCCCATTGTGTCTCCTTTTAAAAGACCATCTGCTGTGGTTTTGCTTGTGTTTCCACAAACCAGATGGCCAATACTGTTGCTATTGCTGCATCAATCTCAGTTCCGCTATCTTTACGGGCAATCCTCCAGGATTCTCCGCTATTTTTACGCACTGCTCGCTGCATTTGCATTGAAACTATGTCGTCTTTTGGATGAATTAGTTCCTTCTTGATTATTCTACTATATGCGTTGTTTGAGGCATGAATTAAATCTTTAACAGAAGTCATTTGAACTCTCAAACCTTTCTGTTTCAATGCTTGCCCAAGATCAGTCATGGTTGCATAGTCCATAACAAATGGCTTTCCATGTTTTGCTAGTTTCATACAGGCATTAATTATTTCATCCATATTAGTATTATTAAATGATGCTACCAATTCAGTGGCAGTGTTTCCGTTTTCCAATACCTCTGCAGTAGCAATAGAACAGAATTCCCATCCTGGAGTACGCTCAATAGCAAAGACTTGTGGTGTATTTGGTCTACCATTTTCTAGATTTACCCAGGCTCCTACAGGTATCCAAGCGTTCATTGAGGACACAAACTGGTTTAATCTATACCTTCTAGCATCAGGTTCAGGCATAGTTGCTAGTTCGTTCTTGACTGCCTCCCACGATAGGATGCCAGATGCCAATTGAGGGTTAGCACTTCTTACTGCTTCCTCATCATCTAGTCTGCATCCCTTTGGTGCTTCCCAACAGAAGAATCCAAACCTCTCAAGGTCTTCATCTCCTTCAATAGCCTTTGCCCCACGCTCATAAAGATTTTTAAGCAGGGTAGATGTATCATCTCCTGCAGTTGTAATACCAATCGTTAGACCATCAGGACGAGTTGCTGATCCAAGTGCCATGGCTGTCCACACATCTTCTTTGGCAACATGGAGTTCGTCAAAGATAACCATAGATGGATGTAGTCCTTGAGCAGTTGCCGCATTTGCTGCAATAACTTTATATATTCCTTGCTCATCTTTCGTATAAAGTCCACGATGTTCTGTGCTTCTTGTAAAGAAATGTGCAAGTAATTCAGACGAATCTACCTGGTGTTTTAGACGGCGGTAAACGATTTTAGCCTGATCTGCAGAGGCTGCCACAGATATTACTTCTGGTGCAGGTTCATGCAGGAGCATGCCATACAGGGCAAATAAGGCCCCTAGGAGGCTCTTTCCATTCTTTCTAGGCATGGATATCACCACCTGCTTATAACGCAGCCTACCAGCCTTAGAAGGCTCGTGATAGTCATCTGGGTAGCGTTCTAAGACTCTACGGATAAGGTCTTTCTGCCAATCAGTTAATACTAATATCTCATCATTCTTTTCAGGAAGTCTCCATAAAGATTGAACAATATTAATAATCTTATCCCCATCTGTCGTAAAGTCGTCAGATAAAGGTTCTGTGTAGGCAGAAGGCAACCATTCATTAGCCATTTGCAATAGCAGCCAACATATCTTGAGGTGACATTTCTGGCATCTTTCTATTATTGAGCAAGCCTAGGTTTGACAATAGCCCAATTAGGATAGGAGCGATTTGATGTCGTCTATCAGGAAATTGATCCATAGTTTCTGCAAGCATAACTGCTTCCTTTGCTGCTCCCAAATCAGATTCATTTAGCCATGTCGCTGATAGGATGGACTTTCTGACTGATTCCTCCAAAGAATAATCTAGATTCAATGGTTCATTTATTGCTGATATATCTCTAAGACCTCTAGGGCCTTGGCTCATACCTGTTCTCATTTATTTCTCCTTTTACTATTTATTCTGTTTTATATTTGTTTGACACTCTTACAGGGTTCCTTTTT